TCCATAAAATCCATTTTTATATTGAATCTTGCTTCGTAATCATTCAAGCACTCACGGAGTCGTGTTTCTGTATCTTCGTAGATTTTCTTCATCTCAGAAAACTCTGGCGAAACATTTTCTAGGTGCCTAGGGCTTATTTTGCAATCAACACAATCACGATAATCTGGCATTTTAATCTGGTCGCCAACCATAGCTTCAGCCCATGCAAATGGAGGAGTAGCGCCATCTTTACCAATCGTTGCCTCGAGCCGCTCTACGAGGTTTAGCTCCTTTGGAAGAATGCCTTTGTACAAAAGAATTCCTAAACGTGAATCGCCTACGTACTGAATATCCATACATCTCTCCGAACTGTGATTTTGCAAAAGTATATAGGCACAATAACGATTTAGTCAAGCAGATTTAACTGGGGTAAATGTCTACATGTTCTTGAATATATTTTTTTAAAAACATTAATTTTGGAGTACTATAAAAAGTAGTTATAGTAAATCTATTTCCTTTAATAATTTCCCTAACACCATGCATATACAAGTTGCTTCCAGGGAAGAAAAGCAAGTCTCCAGCTTTTGGATGTATCTCAATGTCGTAAGCTGGAAAATGTATGCCGCCACCGACGTAGTCGTCATTCAAGTACATTACGCACCCGACATCAATGAAGAGAGAGGAAAAATTATCGACCATAAATGGGTCAACGGAGTAGTCGTCCGTGCCATCATCAATACCTTCAGAGTCAGCATGCGGCTCCTGAAGTTCACCTGGATGCCATTTTCTTAGGTCGAGACTTCCGTCCATGGGGATTATTGGAAAGCCAAATTTATACTGGATAACTTCCATGGCTCGCTTTTGATATCCGGATATTAAATCGAATACTTCTGGAGTAGTGTCGCTCCCCACCCTCAGTATGTTCCTGTATAAACCCCTGTGAAACGGTATAGACTTATCACTGTTTTCATAATCTTCTAGACTTTTGTTTAATATTTTTGTATTGTTATTAAAAAATTCTGATTTTTTGCAATACTCAAGAATTTCCAACCTATGTTCTTCTTTTATAAAATAGTCAAGCTGAACAATATTTTTGGCAGATGCCGCTTTGTATGGTGTTCTATGTAAGCGAAATTCCTTACCCACCGTACCCATCTCCATATCTTCCATCTACGTTATTTTCAGCACCACCGCTACCTGGATGCCAAATCCCATCATCCCAACTACTTGGGAAAAGTAATTTTTGTTCTGGGGTCAATGCGTTGTATAGGTTATGAACCATACTGTGCATAACTATTAGCTTGGGTCTCGTTAGGTGAGTTATTAAGTTCCACCTAGTGCCTTTAGTTATGTGGTTAACGCTATGAATAAATTCATGACCACCAGGAAACCAAACGAGTTGGCCCGGTGTGTGTTTAATCTGAATGTCATACTCCGGAAAACACAACTCCCCGCCCTCATAGTCGTCGTTAATATATATGTTTGCAGATATGTCTATAAGGCTTGGCTCGTAACAATGGTTTGGTGAGTAGTCGACAACATAGTCAACGCCCCCTTTACCCATTCCTTCGGAATCCGTATGCCCTGGACACCATCCACCCTCAAGGGTCTCATGCCTATTGAAATAAAACATAGGCACAAGCTTTCGACCTAGCTCGTAAGACGCTAGAGCTTCCAGTTTTTTTATATACTTAATAACAAGTGGGTGTACATTGTCTAGTGAATATTCATATTCTTTACACAATTCCCTGTATGCCCCAGAAGCATGCTCAACGTACTCTGGTGATGGGCATTTCTCAGCCCACCACTTATCGTCGCCTTCTTTTGCTTTTCTGCATAAATTATCTAAAATTTTTAAATCTTCTTTTTCTACAAAATTCTCAAAAATTCTTATGCTTGACTCTGGGCTGCACTTCATTATGACTCCTTGAATTCCTTAACCGTATAAAACGAAGGTGTTGTAAATCTAAATCCAGACGTAACCATCCGGACCCCATGTAGATAATTGACATCTCCAACGAACATCACAGCCATTCCCGCCTTTGGTTTGATTTCAATATCATGTTGCGGAAAATAGATTTCCCCACCCTCAAAGTCGTCATTGTAATAAAATAACGAAGATAAATCATAAGTTGGAAAGGCGTTAGGGCGGCCATCATTAAGCTGCTTATCAGCATGTGGTCTCTGCTCTATTCCTGGTCTCCACCTCATGATTACTGGTGGCCTAGGAAGAACAATGCAGTTAAACTTACTCTCTACTTGTTTTTGCATTTTTAATATATATTTATCAACAACTGCGTGCACTTTCGGATTAATCCGCTTGAGTATGTCGTCGCTGCATTGTCTATCGTTCCAGTAGTCTGCATTATAAAGACATGTGCCATCTTCGGCGTAGATGCTTGCCTGCTCGTTGTTCCATTCATCTATTAGTGGACAAAATTCCTGAACTAAGCGTAAGTCTTCATGTTCTATGAAATTGTCAAAAACAACTATATTCTCAGCAGAGCAACCAAAAGCGCCAGGTAAAACTGGCCACGGTTCGCATTCACTAATCTCTGCGTTTAATTTCATTGATGAAATGCTACACGTATGTAATGATTATTTCAAGAATTAATATGGTAATCAGGATGATAGTCCGGCTGCAAAAAGCCCAAGTCCCCTCGCTTGCTAACATCTATTCTTTTTTCAAGCTCTTCCCATGAAATGCTCTTCACTTCGTCACCTAATTCGGGATGAGCAAACTGTAGCCAAGTACGAGTTATCGTGCAGTCTGGGTAATAGTAACCGCCAGTTCTCCATTTGCTAAAGAAATGGTCGTCATCCCCAGAGTCATTGTGTATGAACTGTTTGACCATTTCCCGTCCAGGGACATGTCCTCCGGCATTGGTTACAAAATCTTCAGAAACAAGTCTATTGCAGTAATGCGCAACAATACCTTTTCTTGCAATTTCCGGATTTACCGCTTCCGTCCCCTTATGAACTGCCCTCCCGTGCCAAACAAAGGCATCCCCTCTTTCCGGAAGTATTGTAACTACATCAGAATCCATCTCTATTCTTTTTGCCTCAAGCTCCTCGTTGCTAAACATTCCATACGGTGATGAAAATGCTTTTTTGTAGTCCATTTCCCACTTATGAGAGCCGCTAATTATCTGGATTGGGCCACTATTTATATCTGTTGTACCAAGAGAAACGTAAGCCCCAACATAGTTTTTAGGACCAATTTCATGGGAGTGAGCCGCATCGATATGCCAAGTTATAAATCTTGGAGCCCAATCAGTTTTTGAAACATGAAGAGCCACGCCAATGTCTACTGACATAAAAAAATTATTTATTTTATGGCTACATAAAACGTCTTTTATTTCATCGATATCCATATATGCTTTATCGTGTCCCCAGCCAGAAAAGTCTTTATTAGCTCCATTCTCAGCCAACCAGCGAGATTCATAAGCATTTAGATAATCTTCCTCAACGGCATTCTCGATTAAGGCAAATCCATGTTTTTCATAGAACTCAACAGTGCATGGATTTTCTTTTATCTCGCCAAATTTAAGACTAATCAATTTACTCATAGTTGGCTCACTTAAATGATGGTGGGAAGAATGGTGGGAAATACGGAGGGAAGTATGGGGGGAAGTATGGAGGAAAATACGGGGGGAAGTATGGAGGGAAGTATGGAGGGAAGAATGGTGGAAAGTATGGAGGGAAGTACGGAGGGAAAAATGGCGGGAAGTATGGCGGGAAATACGGAGGGAAAAATGGCGGAAAATACGGAGTGGAAACTACGTAGTCAATCACTTCACCGAGTGGCATTACCACTCCTGCGGTTTCGGTCTGTGATGTAACTTTATTTAAGTTTCCAGTACCAACAGAACCAGTTGGGTCATTTATTGGAGTGGTTGCAGAAGCAGAACCAATAAAACCTGCATTTGTTACGCTGGTTTGAGCTGAAGCGGAACTAAGACCAATAAGGTTTGGAACGGACCCTTTTGGGGCATCCGGTTCTCTTTCTGTACTTGCTCCGCCAGCCATTTTTAATTCCTTTAAACCTTAAGGTCGCCCGATAATAGCCACGTATTCGCAGCCCTTTTCCGTAGTGTAGCAGTAGACCACTGTGCTCTCAAGCGAGTTCCTAGTGCATTGTTCACTGTTGTTGTTCCTGGAGTAACTGCCGTTACCTGAACTTCACCTGCTCCAACTCTAATTATCTGTATGACTGTGCCGACGGGGAAGTTGTCGCTAGCGTCTGTTGGGACCGATATTACCGAAGTGCCAGTACCAGATGTCATTTCAAGAGTTGCGTACCTGTGGGTCGTTGAGCTCAAAGTAACGCTCGAAGAGACGGTCAGATATTCCTCTGGGAAGAAAGTCTTGGCAGGAAGCGTGACTGAAGCTGAAGCATCAAACCCAACACTCCCCGATACTGCAGTGCTTCCAGAAAGACTGGCAGAGGATATTGTTGGGCCTGAAGACAGCGCTACGGACCCAGAGCCAGTAGTTCCATTGCTTAGATTGCTAGCAGCAATTTGAGCTCCGCCTATATAGAGCATTCCCACATTTACGGAAGCTGCTGTGCCAGAAAATACCTCTGACGAATTAGTTGCGCCGACAAGGAACGTAAACATTCCCGCAGAATCGTCATAACCCATGAACCCAACAGATGCTGCCGTGCCAGAGTGGTATCTGAATTCGATACCACGGTCTTTGTTATCGTCCGAGCCTGGAGCTGTATCTCCACCAAGGGTAAATATTGGGTCGTCTATCGTTACCGTAGTTGAGTTAACCGTTACTGTTGTTCCGTTTACGGTGAGGTTTCCACCAACAGTTAAGTCATTCGTAATGCTTGCTGAAGTCAGGCTTGCTGAGTTTGCAAAGAATCGATAGCCATCAATGGCGCCTGCTATGGAGACGGCCACAGAACTGCTGCTCATATCTGATGAAACAACCTCAAACGCAGGACCCATCGTACCCATTGAGTCTTTAATTCTTATGCCAACAGAAGAGCTGCTGCTTTGATTTAGGAAAAGAGCTACTGAACTGCTTCCAGCTGGATGGTTAGCAATTGCTGAAGCGCTATTGATAACAACTCTTGGTCCAATGGAAACGCCAACACTGGATGTTGATTGAGAAAGACGAATTACCGCAGCGTCACTAGCCCCAGCAAAGTCCTTCAGGGATATAAGAGCTGAATCGGTTCCTGTTGCTCCTTGGGTGTAGCTGATGCCAAAAATATCAGATATCGCTGATGCGCTCTTCATATTCAGAGAGACGGTGCTACCTGAAACAGATGTTCTTATTGCTCCACCATTTACGCTTGCGGAGTTTGTGATATTGATTGTGCTAAATGTAGGGTTTGCACTTGTTGCAACATCTTGACCGATAGAGATTGTTGCAGTAGAACCCTCACCTGGCGTATGAGAAACAGTAACTCCAGTTCCCTGAGATACGCCAGAAACATAGTTTCCTGTCGTATCTGTTCCTAGAGCAACAGAGTTTGCAGCAATGGTTGCAGTTATCGAAGCGTCAGCTGAACCAGAGAAGGAGACCGAACCAGTAACATCACCAGACAGACTGATTGTCCGTGCTGTTTGAAGTTGTGTTGCCGTATCGGCATTTCCAGTAACGTTTCCAGTCAGCGGTGCGTTAACTGCCGCAAACGTTACTGATGAACTAGTTCCAACGGCTTGCCCGATTGAGACAGAACCACTAGAAACAGAGAAATGGTCAGAGTTAAACCGAGCAATGCCCTTTTGAGAAGTCCCTCCGTCTTGAACGGTGGCAGTTACCGTTCCAGTTACTCTTCCATAAGAATCAACAGAATGAGACTGAACAAATGATGTTCCATCAGAGCCAGTTGTGTTGGTCTGAGAAACCGTAGCGAGGTCAATTGCGTGAGACGCTACGGTTATTCGGTCAGTCGATGCGGTACCAACACTGATTGTGTTTCCATCTTGAGCAAGTCCATCACCAGCTATGAATGATGCAGTTCCCGTAAATTGAGTAAAGTTTACGTTGTCTGTACCGAATTCGTGAGCCCCCTCTGTTCCACTTCCGGTTGATGTAACAGTGAACCCTTGGCGGATGTTTACTGTTCCACCAGTAACAAATACGGCCTCACCACCATATACCTCATGGCCAGTATCACCATCAAAGTCTTCAGCCCTTGTTAGTACCCATGGGACCGAAACGCTTCCCTGTTCGGTCACGTCGTACACGCCATTATGTGTTGCGTTAACTTGATTTTTTACCAATACTCTTGTTCCGGTGACAGCGTTTGCCCCATCAAGATTCAAACGTGCATTGGCTCCCGCAGTAAGGGTTGCTCCATCGCCACTTGAGCCGTTGTCGTAAGTTGGCGTGTTTGGAAGAGCGGCAGCGGAGGCAAGAGCAACAGACTCGTGCCAATCTATTCCTGCTGCAACTTGGTCTACATACTGTTTGGTGGCAACAGTATTGGAACTATCAACCGGACCCGACATTGTAATTTTTGCAAATGTCACTGATGCGCTCGTACCTACTGCTTGCCCAATTGCGATAGTCGGAGTTGTACCTTCGCCGGAGTTGTTGCTTATTGTTACGCCCGTACCTTGGACAAGCGAAGCTACGTAATCGCCAGTTGTCTTAGTTCCAAGAGCAACGGTATTGTCAGGAAGTGTGACAGTTCCGGTGAATGTTGGTGAAGCAGTAGGGGCTTTAGTATCTAACTGTGTTTGGATTGCAGAAGTTACGCCATCCAAGTATCCAATTTCCGTATCGGTAACATTTGTGACTCTGGCTTGAATTACGGCCGTGTCAACAGCGATTGTCGCAGTTGAACCCTCACCTGGAGTGTGACTAACGGTAATTCCAGTTCCCTGAGAGACGCCAGAAACATAGTTGCCCGTTGTATCCGTACCTAAGGCTACCGAGTTTTCTGCGATTGTTGCAGTTATCGACACATCTGCTGAACCGCTAAACGATACAGAGCCAGTCACATCTCCAGTAAGAGATACTGTCCGTGCGGTTTGAAGCGCGGATGCAGTACTTGCATTTCCTACCAGGGGTCCAGTAAAAGTTGATGCTGTTACTGCGGCAAAACTAACGCTAGCTGTTGTTTCTACGTCCTGCCCAGTGGAGATGTTTTTATAGACAGAGCCGTCTTCCGTGATTTCCCAGCTATCCGATGACTCATTCCAGCGCAATACAACATTTGTTGAGTCTCCACGCTCAATCTCGATTCCAGCATTTACCGATGGGGAACCACTGACGTTTGAATTAAGTACAATTATGTTGTCTTCTACAAGCAGATTTTCAGTGTTTAGAGTCGTTGTTGTTCCATTTACCGTTAGGTCTCCGCCGACTACTACGTCTCCAGTTGTTGTAACTTTAGCGAAAGATACGCTCGCACTTGTAGCGACGTCTTGACCTATAGCGATTGTCGCAGTTGAACCTTCGCCAGGAGTGTGTGTAACTGTTACGCCAGTTCCCTGCGAAACGCCCGACACATAGTTACCAGTTGTATCTGTTCCAAGAGCGACTGAATTGGCAGCAATTGAAGCAACACCAGCGCCATCGATTGTTATATCTCCAGAGATAGTTGTCGCCGTAACTACACCAGTAGTCGTGGTTCCGAGCAATACCTGACCAGCGGTAGCGTTTGCTAGTTTCGAATGAGCAATAGCGGCAGCAGTATTGATATCGCCATCAACGATTGTGCTATCGGCAATCATCAAGCTTGTTACTGTTCCAGTATCGCCAGTTGTAACGACGGTTCCTGTTAAGTCAGGAAAAACGATTACTCGGTCACCTGTTGGGTCAGTAACGGCTATTATTGTTTCAAAATCGTTAGCGGTTGTGCCTTCAAAGGTGATGTTTCCATTTAGATTTAGTCCAGCAAACGTAGGGCTTACGGATGAAGATACATCCTGACCAATGGCAATAGTTGGAGTTGTAGCCTCTCCGGAGTTGTTTGTTACAAATACGCCAGTACCAGCAACGAGTGATTCAACATAGGAGCCAACTGTGTCGGTTGAAAGGTTTACTGCATCGTTAATCCACGCACTGCCATTCCAGCGCAAGAAATCACCATTAGCGGCACTTGTGATTGTTACGTCGCCAATATCATTTAGCGATATATTTGCTGACGAGTACCCTAAAGAG